TTAGTATCCGGATACATATCCCCATTACTATTCTGATTATACTCTGGGAATAGGTTATTATTAAAGCACAGATAATCTATCATTCTTTCAGTATAGTGCTGTGCTATTTGTCTCTGCTTATCTATTAGCATATCTAGCTCAGCCTTCTCAATGTTTACAGCATTCTCTGAGGTATGCTTAAATATACCCTTGTTAGCTATTGTATATGCTGAGAATGGCAGGTATTCTACCATAGCCCAATGAATCAAACATGGTTTAACATAGGTATTGAGTAGTGTACTATATGGCACCTGAATCTCATCTATGGCATTGATCGTAATGGTAGCGTTATTACCACCTGCTGCAATAGTCAAAACATCCCCAACAGTATACCCTGTACCTGCTGTGCTAATTGTATATGATACTACTGCATTCCCTGCTGTAACTATATCTACTCCAAATCCATTACCTGTACCTCCTGTACAAGCTATTCCTGTTAGGTTAGTATATCCTGTACCAGGTGCAGTTAATGTGGTAGTAGTAGGCACTCCTGTACCGCTAATGGTATTAAGTATATCACTCTTTAGCTTATTGAATAGCTGAGTACCTAAGTAATTTTGCATATGGATATCCTGAGCTACCTTAATCCACTGGATGAAGTTATCAGTATCCACGTTACCATTGGTAGCAGTGAACTTAACTAGATCTTGTCTTGTTATAAATAGTGCTTCCATTATCCTTTATAGTTTGGGTGATGTCCATTATTCGGCATATCAATAGGCGGAGTATTAGCATCTCCTGAGCCTGCAGGATTCGGCATGTAGCTCTTAGGTATAGATGCTACCTGCTCAGATGAACTCAGTGCCTTATCAGGCCGATATGTACCATCAGTATTTTTCTTTAATCTATATAATTGCTCAGTCCAGAAATGTCCACAATTTACCCCTCCTTTGAACTTGAATAAATCATATGGCTCTCCTTTATGTCCTAACTGCTCATTAACTCCTGATCTACTAGCAGCATCTATATCCTCTAATCTGTACACTACTCCATTGGCAGTACGTCTCATCATCTGTTTACAGAACTCTCTGCTGTTTCCTTTATTGTATCTTTCAGAGTATCTGTAACGTACCTTATATACACTCTTATCTAGGTAGCTAAATCCGTTAGGATTACTCTTAATGAATGAACTTAACTTCTCTAGGATACTTTCCTTAGGCTTAATCATTCGAGTAGCCCACTCTTCTGTAGTATCATTCTTATCTGAGTACTCTCTTTCATCTACTAGCTCCCATTCATCATCATCATTCTGCTCACCTTCCAGGATATCTAGTACCTCATTCAGTACCTCATCAGATACATCCTCTTTTTTTAGAGCTATGGGTGCAGGTTTTAATCCTACTAATGCTCTAATCTCATCAGCAGTCATTGATTCTAGTACCCTGTTAGCTACTAATGGGCTCATCATATTGATAGCATCCGTAACTTTTGTAGCCTCATCTGTGGTAGTTAGATCACCCTGTGCATCTAATGGGTTAAGAGTCTCAAAATATAGCTTTAATGCTATGCCATTATAGGCTAATAGCTTATCAAATGCATCTAACATTACCTCCTGTAGCGGAGTAATTACCATGTTATTGAATAATATAGCACTGTTTTTTAGCTCATCTGCATTAGCAGAGAAGCCTGTAGTTGTAGCTATCCCGAATAATAGCGGAGATGTTACGTTATGACCTATAAGAATCTTTCTAACGCACTCCTCAGATAAGTATTTATACAGTTCAGGAGCCTGCTCTACAGGCATATTCTCTATGGTAGCTGCAGTTTCTTTAGATGTATTGAATGATACTACTAACTTATCCCCTTGTGGACCGGTCAGCTTATTCATTATGTCGCTTTTAATCATCTGCTGCTGCTCCTCAGATGGCACCCCATTATTGAAGTTCAGTATGGTAGATGGTGAAAAATTACTCTTCACCAGGTTAATCATATAATCACTCGTTTGCTCCTCTAGCACTGTATATGGAAGTGCCCCCTGATAATCAGGATAGGCATAGTATTTCATCCCCACAGAATAGGGTTTCACAAACATAATCTCTATCTCATCCTTAGATGTACCGAATGCAGCGTATCTTTCAGGAGTATATTTCTTAACTTCTGCCCAGTTATCTGAGTAGTAGTATCCCATTATCTCTCCATCCTCATTACATTTCTCAGCTCTTAATAAATGCACTGGGATATGATGAGCCTTAGCTATCTTTTTATGGTCCTTTGTGTATAGTACCTGGATAGCAAATTGGCCTAACATCTTAAAGTCAAGAGCCATCTTCCGGATATCATCCTTCTCTAGCATTGACATCATTTGGGCATACTCATTAGGCTTATTCTTAGCATCTAATGCTTTGAGCCCCTTCCCATAAATTAACCGAGAGATGTTATTAATTACTGCTGAATTTGTGGTAGAATTGATATACCTATCCAGTAACCATTGGAAGTGCATATTATCCTCACCATATTCTACCCAGTCATTCTTTTTTGATTCCTTAATTACAGGAGCCTCATAAGCTGCTAGGTTAATTACATGAATGTTATCCATATTAGTACATTAAAAAGTCATTAGTTGTAGTATTGGCAGTATATGTTTGGCTATTCGGAGTATAATTACCTGGCACCTGATCAGTGCAAAATATCCTATCTCTGTATACCTCATCCCCTGCATTATCTTTCAATACTAATCTGTAGTAGTGCCCCTCCTGTAAATTGAATAATGCTTCTATCTCATCAGCATAATCACCGGGAGTATAGTTAATGATCGCCACAGGTACCTCTATATTGGTACTTTCATCTGTGATGTACATGGTATCCACTGAGCTATCTCTAGGGATGAACTTAATGAATTGGTTAGTATTATTATCGGTAGTTACTACTATCATATTATTATAACTCACATTCTTAAAATATGTTTCTAAAAAGAAAAGCCCCACCATATAGGCAGGGCTCTTCACGCTATGTAGGATTAGTTATTAGGTAGTAACTAATGTAGGTGATCCTAACAAAGTCAATAAATCAGATTCAGAATTGCAGTCTAAGAAATTGGCTGGCTTCTCCTCCATGGCTTCAAAAGTAAGTTTATAACCATTAAAATCACCATAGGCAATTCCGCTTTCAATGCTTCCAGCAGTTGCATCACATCCTCTGTAAAGACCAGCTAAAAAGAATTGGTTACCATTAGTACGTACAATTACGTGAGGTCTACCATAAGCTAAGATCTTAAATTGCTTGTGGAAAACTGGATCTTGTCTCTTAAGCTCAGCAGTAATAGTCTGAGTAAAGAAAGTAGTACCATTATCACGTGATGTGTTAACAGTTGTGTTAAATCCGTTTTGTCCTTTTAACTCATACTTGTATACGAATGAAGTTACTGCAGGTGCAATAGGATTCAAAGTAATACCAGTAATTTGATCTTCAAAACCTACAGTAGTATCATAGGTTACATCCCCACCTAATGTAGATGGATCCGGATCATAGCTACCGAAGTTAATTAGGTATAGAGCCTGGATACCAGAGATGCTATCCTTACACTGCTCAAGTCTACCATTTGCGATTAAACATGACATATCTTTATTTTTTTAAATAGGGGAGCAGTTACCCACTCCCCATGATTAGTACTATATATTAGTTAACAGAGTTAACAATTCCGTAAGTAACGATATTTTCAACAGCACCATACTGAGCACCACCTGCCATACGCATAATTACACGTACATTTTGTGATCCATCAATATCTGACATATCAATAACTTTAACCTCATTCAAATCAGAAAGTACAGAAGTACCAAAGAATAGGTTATCAGTAGTAGTAGCAATAGCAGTGTTAGAAGCTAATCCTGGAGCCCAGAATATCTCTACTCCATCAATGCTCAAAGATCCGTTATTATACCACTGAGTAGATTGGTTGTTAACACCAGTTCCTGGAGTAACAGCAGCAGATGCACCTGATACAGTAGAGAATCCACCTAATGCACGTACATACGCTTTAGCGATGTTAGTAGATACATAGATTCTTAAGTTAGGATTACCATAAAGAGCTGCAGGAATTGCATCAACAATTTTACCTAATTCTACTACTACGTTCAAAGCAGTAACAGAAGTACCAGTTACCTCCTGTGCAGGTGGTAATAATGGATCAGTAGATACGATAGTAGAGATACCATTGAATGAACCAGAAGTACCAGTAGCACCTGTCCAGAATGCAGTTTCTACGTTAGCAGCTACTTTATCAGATGCATGAGCTATTAAGAAATCAGCGAAAGACTTAGGTAAAGTTTTGAAGTTAGAGAATCCCATCTCAGCAGCTTGCCATGTAGAGAAGAAATCTTTTTTACAAAGCTCCAAATTAACTTGAAGATCTTTGGTAGTTAATACACGCTCAGTTAATGTAACTGTAGATACATCATTGAATGCACACGTAGCATCCTTTAAGATAGCATCAGTAGCTACTTTTTGAATAACTTGTTTGTAGTGTACATTAGGAAGTACAGTTACTCCACCATTCTCAATGGTAGGAGCAGATAATAAAGCCGCAGATACATATTTCCCTGCGAACTCACCAGCATAGGTTGTAGTAATTGAAGTTGCCATTTGTTTTTTATTTTAATTTTAGTTAGCCAATTTATTTAGGATTCTATCCATAGTAGTCTCCTTTCTATTTGCACCAAATGTAAACTGTGGTGCAGCAGTTTGTTTTTCAGGGTTATGAGCAATAGGCTTAGCCGCTGGCTCTTCAACTACAGGAGCCTCTTCTACTACAGGCTGCTCAGATAGTTGTGCTTTTAATGCTTCATTCTCTGCTTTTAACTCCTCAATCTTAGAGAATAACATCTCCTCAATTTGGGATTTAATTACTTTCTTAGGTTGTGCAGGAGTACCCTCCTCAGACATTTGCTCTTCCATCATTGGCTCCTCTGCTGCAGGCTCTTCTGCTACAGGTGCCTCCTCTTCTACTGCGGGTGCCTCTTCCTCTTTCATCTTAATCTCAGCAATAACTCCCTCAGTAGCTACTACTAGGATTCTCTCATCCTCTAGCTCATACTCACCTACAGGTAGAGCAATACGCTGCTCATCCTCAGTAACAATAAATACTTCCATACCCGGCTCAAATGCATCAGCCTCTAGTACAGTTACTCCATCCATTAACTTCATGGATGCTAGCTCTACCTTCTCCATCCCGAGAAGTGCAGAGATACGTGATAAAATAGATTCTTTCATATTTTTTTATATATAACTCATTAATAAATTAGTTGTTCCATTTTAGTTAATCTGCCGCACCTGTATTATCTGAGTAATGTTACCCGGATTCTCAGTGCTGATATCACCTATCCCCTGTGCGGGTAGTGTGCCATCACAGCATTTAGCATTATAGGTACCATCCTTACATAGGCACCCTCTCTTTCCACCCTTAGGTGAGCTCTTTGATTCTTTACGTTTCATT